ATGCAGGTGGATTTCCACCATATGATCTACTTAAACTAGATGATGATAACTATATTATTACTCTAGCAGTAGCAGGGTTTAGTAAAGAAAACCTTGATATTTTAGTAGATAAGGGTACATTAATTATTAAAGGAGAACAAGTAACAGTAACAGATGCAGAAGTATTGCATAAAGGAATCGCTGCAAGAAAGTTTACTCGTTCGTTTGCACTTGGTGAGTATATGGAAGTAACAACTGCTGATCTAACTAATGGAATGTTAAGCATTAAAGTTACACGTAATATTCCAGAAGGAAAGAAGCCAAAATCAATTAAAATCAAGTAAGTTCACAGACCTGAGCATGTCTTTAAACTGCTCATTTTTTAATATAATGTTATAATAATCCTATCAGACTACCCAGTTTGATTAGGAGAGATAATTGAAACGGATTGCCCGAATCCTTGCAGTTTTATGTATGGTGTTTGCTACCTCATTCTTTGGCTTTATAGAAGATGCAGGGGCCACAAATACTAATGGCATAACTGCACAAGTATATAATTGCAACGGATTTAATGCTTCCCCTCCAAGACCATGTAATCAAAATGCTCCAATAAACACAACAACGGTTTCAGAAATTAATTTTCAATGGGGTTCAGGCACAATATTAAGTAATATATCTGAAGATGTAGAGGTTAAATTTACTGGCTACATAATGTCTCCTACAACAAAAACAGTTACTTTTTATGCACCCGCAGACGATGGTGTTCATTTCACCTTTAATAATGCCGTTTTAATTAATGACTGGGTAGATAAAGGTGGCGGAGGAAGTATAAGTCAGCCAGTAACATTACAAGCAAATACACCTTATCCGTTCACCTTTTGGTACTATGAAAACGGTGGTGGAGCGAATGTCTGGTTATATTGGAATGATGGATCTGGAAATCAAATTGTCCCTTCTTCGGTATTTTATTTAACAGAGCCTACCCCACCTCCACCACCACCTTCATTAAATGCTCCAAGTTCCCTGATGGCTACAGCAGAATCAAATGGAATAAATCTAACTTGGGCAGCACCATCACCAACTTTAGCAAACACGGCTGTAGAAAGATATGCAATAAGTTGGTCTACTAGTAACTTTACAACAAATGGTTGGGGAATAGCAACAGACAATGTTGGAGGTCCAACAGCACTAAACACATCTATTCTTGTTCCCTATGATACTTTAAATTCTACAGATGGCAGAGGGAAAACATATCAATTTAAAGTACGAGCAGATAATGATACACTCTCAACATATTCTGCAGACTCAAACATTGTTTCAATATATGTTCCGTCTAGTGCACCAACAATATCTTTAACTCCGTTAAACAACTCTATCCAAGTTTCGGCATCTCATCCAGACGCTAATACTTGGTTTTATCAAATTCTTACATCACAACAAGGCTGTTCTAACCCATACGATCAACAAACTTTGAATACAGAAAATCATCCAGCAACATTTACAATTAATAATTTACAAAACGGATGTTTGTATCAAGTAAGGGTAGCAAACTGGACGGGTACAGTGAATCTATATGCTAGTGCTACAACAACTCCACAATATATTCCAGCCCCACTTCCATTTACTCCAGAATATACTATTAATGAAAACGGTTCTTTGGTTGTAAATGCACCAGAAAGCAAACTTATAGATCAAATATCTGGTTGGTATGGTAATCCAAATGACGGTTCGCAAGGATTAAATGTTTCTAATTTATTAACTCAACAATTTACTAATTTAAATACCGTTACATTTAATGCTACAAACGAGGCATTTACAGATCCAGTTCCTGGAGTTGGAAAAATATTAATACTTTCTATTACTTATAAAAATGCTCCAGAACCAGAGCCTACCCCAACACCGACACCAACACCGACACCAACCCCAGAACCACAGCCAACCCCAACACCGACACCAACCCCAGAACCACAGCCAACGCCAACACCAACCCCTTCTCCTGAGCCTCAACAGGCTCCTCAGCCTCCTGTAGAACCTGCTCCGCCATCTCCCCTAACACCTACTCCAGAACCTCCCCCTGTTCGTCCTCCAGACCCAATTGTAGTTCCTCCAGTTGTTCCTCCAGTTGAAGAACCAGAGCCTGAGCAACCTGTTGAGCCTGAGCCAGAACCTGAAGTTCCTGTTGAACTAGAGCAACCAGTTGATGAAACTCCAATTGATATACCTGATCTCCCAGACGATATTGAATTAGATCCAATAGTTGTTCCAGAAGATCCAGATCCGATTGAAGACCAACCTCTTGAGCCAGAAGATCCCGTTCAAGATAATACAGAGACTGAAGTTCCTCAAGAGACCATAGATGAGTCTCCTCAAATTCAGGATGATTTTCAGGAAGATTCATCTGACACCATAGAACAAATTATACAACAAGAGGTAGAAAAGGTTGCAGAAGAAATAGGATTGTCAGAAAAGGATGCTGAGTTATTAGCAGAGTTAGTAAAGTCTGATCCTATTATTGCACAAGCAGTTGAAGAATTTAATCAAAGAGCAGAAGCAAATGAAAACGCACCGATGCCATATACATTAGCAGATGTTGCTACTGAACTTCAAGCAGAAGAAGTAATTGCAGGATTGACTGAAGCATTTACAAACCCAGCAGCAGCATTTGCTGGAGCAGCAGAAAGTTTTGCAGAACTTGCTAATTTTGCAGGGGATTTATTAAGCAATCCAGCAGAAGCGTTAGCAAGTCTTGGTTCAGACATGACTGATGATCAAAGAGAAAAAGCGCAAGAAGTTATTATTCCTGTGATTATTGTTTCGCAGGTAGTTAATGCAATATCAAGTATGTTATCAGCGAGGAGGATGTAATGAAACTAATTAAAAAATTAATAAAAGGGTTTCTATCCTGGGTTAAGGACTCAACAATAGAAATAGCAAACCAAACATTTACCTTGCTTGGATTTTTTATTGCTTGGCTTACCCTAACAGGAATGGCTAGAACTATAGTTGGTTGGGCAATTTTATGGTCAACTATTGTTTGGATTGTAACCCTAAGAATCCGAAATAAGAAGGGGGAGTAATATGGCAAAGAAAAAAGAAGTAATAGAAGAACCTACCCAAGTTGGATCTGGTGCAATTGCTAGTATCAATAATATATTAATGCGTATTATTGCAGTATTTGCAGCATCTGGTTTAAGCGTTATTGGTGCAGGTGCCGTTGTTGGCATTAGCACTTTTCATGCAGTAGTTCTTGCTGGTACACTAGGAGTAGCCACAGTAGTTGAAAAACTGGCTCGTGGGTTTCTGGATGACGGCAAACTTACCATTGAAGAAATCAATAATGCGTTTTCTGCAGTGGACAAAAAGGGCAAATAGGACATCCTAATCTGGGTTGTTTGACACGATACCCCTCTGATGGTACAATTGACTTACGTGCTATCAAAGGGGTATTTGTGACTTGTATTGCGGTTGTCCGTAAAGATGAAAAAATTTATATGTCTGGCGAACGTGGTGTATCTGATGATGATATGATGCTGCCATCTTCAACACCTAAAGTGTGGCAACTTGGTCCATATATTATGGGGTATGCAGGAAGTATGGATGGTGAACGCATTAGACATAATTTTAAACCATCTGTTCCATCTGGAAATAATATACAAAAGTTTATGTATACAAAGTTTATTAAAGAGTTAAGAGACTTCTATCAAGATTGGTGGGTAGATACTACAAAAGATTCTGACTTTGGAATGATTATTTGTGTTAAAGGTGAAATATTTGAACATAATGCAGTAGACATGTCACTAACACAATACAATAATGAATATCTATGTATGGGGTCTGGATCTTCATATGCTATGGGATATTTATATGCAACAGAAAACCAGAAGGATGCACGTAAAAGATCAATTGGTGCAGTAGCATCAGCAATTAAATTTTCAACATCTTGCATGGGTCCTATTGACACAGTTAGTATTTAAGGATATAATATAATTATGAATCACTTTGAAGATGAAGAATTATCAGATGAAGAAAAAGAGTTTGGTATTTGGCTTACCAACGGAATTGAGCGTGGGTGGGTCAGTGACCCATACTGCCATACACATGATGGCGGTATGCAATATATGAGTGAAGAAGAAATAGAAGAATGGGAAGCAGGGGGAGACCCTTGCGAACATGTTCTTAGAATCTTGATGGCATGAGAATTGCCTCTTTAGCATAGTGGTAGTGCCTCCGCCTTGTAAGCGGATTGCGTAAGTTCGATTCTTACAAGAGGCTCCACTTTCTGCTATAATTTATATAGGAGTAATCCTATTTGCAAATATAAGGAGAAACATGGCAGAAAAAGGTACAGTAGAGGCTCTTATTGAAGTTGCTAAGAAAGAAATTGGCACAATTGAGGGACCTAAAGACAATGAAACAAAATATGGAAAGTTTACAAAAGCAAACTTCCAACCTTGGTGTGGATCGTTTGTAATGTGGTGTGCTAATCAAGCGGGAGTTAAGGTTCCTAATACCGTCTATACTCCAGCAGGTGAGGCAGCATTTAAAAAGATGAATCGTTGGGCAGATGCTCGTAATGATGATCCAACTCCTGGAGACATTATTTATTTTGATTTTCCAGAAGATGGTGTAAATAGAACATCACACGTTGGTATTTGTATTAAAAACAATGGTGATGGAACTATTCAATGTATTGAAGGCAATACTGCTGGATCTTCAAAGGGAGATCAACGTAATGGTGGCATGGTTTGTGAAAAGACTCGTGCTTATGTAAAGGACAATAAGAAGAAACTAATCAACGGAATTGTTGGTTGGGGTCGTCCAAATTACAAGGGTGAAGAAGGACAGCCATTGGCAGTTAAACTTGCAAAACCTGCAGCAAAGAAGGCTACAAAGAAGTCAGCAAAGTAAATGGACTCTAATAAGAGAAGTCTACTAAAAACAATTAGTTGGCAGTTTGTCCATATTGGTTTTGTATACGGGATTATTTACGCATTTACTCGTGAATGGGAATATGCTAGTTTAGGATCTCTTGCATATATTGCTTGGGAATCTTGTGCATATTACATTCATGAGAGAGTGTGGGCAAGGTTTAACAAGAAAATAAAGTAATGCCAGACTATGTTTATAAATGTATTCAGTGTAATACAGAAATAATTAAAACTAGATCAATCATAGAGTCAGAGCCACAATATAATTGTGAAAAATGTAATGTGGTTCTGACTAGACAATATACTTCTTTTGGTGTACAATTTAATGGTAAGGGTTTTTATTCCACCGACAATAAGAGGGTATAATATGTTTAAGATGGGCATTAAAGAGCAGGTAGAAGAACGCAAGTGGTTGCTCAGTATGGAAGATCGTTGTGACAGATGTTCTGCACAAGCGTATGTTTCTGTAACTGGTGTTAATGGAGAGTTAATGTTTTGTGGACACCACTATAACAAAATAATGAATGATGCTGATGGTTATAAAAACATGATGTCCTATGCATATTCTTTAGTTGACGAAAGAGAAAAGTTAATAGAAACTCGTAACAAAGGAGAATCATACTCATGACACCAGACGAAAAAGCAGAACTAGCACTCATTAACTTAATTGATAAAGGTGCAGTTACATTTGAGGGATTAGATGAAAATGGAGAGCCTTTGTATCGCTTTACTGAAAAATTGCAAGAGGTGGCACCAGAACTTTATCAACTACATACACAAATGCTTAATACAGAAATTATGGCATTATGGGAAAAAGGTTTTATAGAAATGGATTTATTTGATCCAAACCCCACAATCCGACTTTCTGAAAAAGCATTTGATGTTGATGCAGCAAGAGAATTAAACGATACACTATTAAAATTTTTAAATGAAATTAAACGTATCTACCGCGAAAGACCATAACTAGTGATACAATAGATACATGAATGATTTTCTTGTATCGTTCTTGACAACTATGGCTGTTCTTGGTATAATTTATATTAGAAAGCCAAAGGGTAAAGAAAATAAAATTAAATATAGACAAAGTCATATACATCAAATTATTGGTCCATTTCTTCCAGACTTGATACCAGTTGATGTAAAAAATACTCAGTCTACTAAACGTTTAAAAGAAAGCATTATAGATGTTTTAGTGACTGAGGATTATGCATATTGGATACATAAAAATGTATTTTATAAGGCTAGTGTTGAGGATGGTCAGGTAGACAGATCAACAACATCTCCCATAAATACTTCTAATATGTCAGATGATGAATTAAAAAAAATGTTAAAAATATTAGACAGACTAACTGATAGGAGCAAAAATGAAGGTCGTGGTGCAGGGAACAAATGAGTTCAATGACTACCAGGTATTTCTTCGTGCTATGGCAATCTCTCTTTCATCAATGCAAAAAGATGATCAAGAGTTTGTAGTATACTCAGTTGGTCCAAACCAAGTACATTCTTTTGTCTCTGAGTTTTGTAATGTATCTGAAAAGGGATTAAAAGCAAGGGGCAAAAGAGTAAAGTTCTACAAAACAAATCCACAGTGGATTGAAGAAAATATAAACGATATTAATTATTTTGCGTATCTTAGTAAGCCAAATCAATATGTATCTAAATTGGCTTCATTTGCTCAATCTAACAATGTCGAACTAAACGTATTCTCATATTAGGATAAATCATGATCGTAAATACTCTAAATAAAATGGAAGAAATTGTTTCTGCTAACCCAAGTTTGAGTTGGGAAGGCTGGAATGTCGTTCATTTAACAAAGTCAAATAATGCAATGTACAAAACAAATGGGGCATTCATTAATAACCAATGGCAAATCAAAACAGTATACTCTCCAGATCGTAATGGATGGGATATTAAAAAGGAACACATTGGTGCATAATAATGAACAAGCATTTATGGAAAGAAGATGCTGCCTGTCTTGATTATGATACTAATTTATTTTTTGATAAGTATGAGGATAATCCTAATATAAGACATGGAATAGATAATGTTTGTTTGGCATGCCCTGTTGCAAGAACTTGTTTTGCTGTTGGTATATCTGAAAAAGAATATGGTATTTGGGGCGGGGTATATTTAGAAAAAGGTAATGTTTCTAGAGAGTTTAACAATCATAAAACTAAGGCTAGATGGGCTGAGGTTTGGGAAAATTTAACGATTGAGGGATAATGTATACAGATTCAATGCAACGTGCTTTTAGATCATTAACACCACCCAGAGGATTTATGGTTGATATTATTGACAATGAACACTTTTTGACTGTTCGTGCAAATGAGTCACAGTTTATGAGACTGGATGAGTTTGAAAAGCGCAGGGCAATAGAATATATGGTTAAGGTAAAAAAAGCACTAGAAGATAATGGTGCAATCGTAATGTTGGTTAGGAGTGCAACAAAATGAAAAAATGGATAGGGCTATCTGTATTGGGAGTTTTTGTATCTTTTGTTAGTATTATTGTAATAACTGCATCACAGTTGACAAAAGCCTTACAGTCTGATATATTTGATGTAGAAGAAGTAGATGAGGAGTTGTTTTAATGCAAACATTTTTGCCACAAGCAGACTTGCATACCTCTGCATATTTTTTAGATAGCAAAAGATTAAACAAACAAATATTAGAAGGATATCAAATACTTAATGTTTTATCTGGCAAATCTAAGACTGGTGGGTGGCGTAATCATCCCGCAGTTCTGATGTGGCGTGGTTTTGAGCGTGGACTATGGGAGTATATTCAGGCTATGGTTCAAGAAGCAAAGATGCGTGGTATTAGAACAGAAAACAACGAGTCAAATCTTAATGATTTAAAAGATCAATGTTGGGAAGATTGGGGAGATAGCATTCCATCTTTTTGGAAAGATGAAACAAAGTTAATGAGAGTTGTAACTACTCATCGTGCTAATTTATTTCATAAAGATCCCATTTATTATGTAGAGTATCAATATGCAGTTTCAAGTCCATATAACATTCCGTGTTGCCCTGATCGTAAACTGCCTTGTAAATATTATTGGCCAACACATGAGGAGAAAAATGCATTGGTATAATTGGGTAATCATTGGGTTATCAGCATTTAATATTTATATGATTTATAGAGCATACTTGTTACAGACTGCATTAAATCAAAGTATTGCTGATAATCAAGTTGCAATTGCAATTATGAAAGCAATGAAAGATGAAATTGAAAACTCATCAATGTTTAAAGATGAAACTAATGAAGGATTTATTAAATTTTTATCAGAATCTAGGGAGTGGGCATTTGAATATATTGAAAATACAATTAGTGTTGTAAACAATGTTATTGAAGAATGTAGAAAAGAAATGAATAAACCTAGAATTGCTGACTTAAATACTACAGCATTTTTGGCAGGGGTTATAGGAAAACTGCTTCCCATTGTTCAAAACAATAAGGACGGCAAAGATGTATAATAGTAATAAGGTGGTGATTAAATGAATCAAGCACAACTAAAGGCTATGGGAGCCTCATACGGACGTTCTGTACTTGCGGGTGTAGTTGCACTATATACTGCAGGAGTAACCGATCCAAAGGACATGTGGGCTGCTCTAGTGGCTGCTCTTGTTCCAGTAGTTCTTCGTGCAGCAAATCCAAAAGATCCAGCATTTGGTAAATTCGATGCAATCGCAAAGGATGTTGACGATGCAATTAAAAATATCAAGCCTGTAAAAAAGAAGGCTGCAAAAAAGGCTACTCCAGCAAAGAAAGTAGTAAAGTAATATATTAATATATATGGGGCAGATTAAAAATAGTCTGCCTCATATTTTTATGGAGATAAAATGAATTTTGTATACATATGCAAAGATGGAGATAACGAAGAACTTCGTTATTCTTTGCGTTCTATTGTACAAAATTGTAAGGTAGATAATATATTTGTTGTTGGTGGAAAACCAGATTGGTATATTGGAGAGTATATAGAAGTAACTCAAAAATATTCTAAATACAAAAATGCTTTTAATAATTTTAAAGCAATATGTAATAGCAATATACCAGATAATTTTATATTAATGAATGATGATTTTTTTATAACTAACCCAGTAGATAAGATTGTTTCATATTATAATGGAACACTTCAAGATAAAATTGATGCATATGAAACTGCATTAGGTCGTAATTCTTATATTAATAGGTTGCAAATGACACAAGATAAACTAATTCAATCTGGCATTAATGATCCATTAAACTATGAAATACATGTTCCAATGAAAATGTCAAAAGAAAATTTTAATAATATTTTAGGGATAAACCATAATCTTTTATACCGATCTGTTTATGGCAATACATACAATGAAGAATCAAAAGAAATGAAAGATGTAAAGGTTTATGGATCAGAAAATTTTAAACTTTTATCTTATGATTTTCAAAAAGAATGTCCGTTTTTATCTACAGAAAGCGGATCATTTGTTGCACTAAAACATTCATATTTGTCAAATGCTTTTCCAAACAAAACAATTTATGAAAAATGATTATTCATTTATTATTTTAAGATATTTATGTAACAAGTTTTCTGGAGCAAAATTTTCATAGCCTATACATATCGCTTCTAATTTTTGAATTGTTTTTTGTGTATAACTAAGTTCAACATAATTATCAATTAACTCTGCCAACTTTGTTAAATTAGCCTCATAAACATCTATCATAGTTTTTGCTCTAAACTGATCAATAAAATGCGATTCTACTAACCATTTTTCAGGAAGAACTTTATTATTTGGAGATATGTTTGTCATAAAAACTGGCAAGGCGCTAAGTAAAGATTCGTTCATTGGTAAACACAAACCAGCATATCTTCGTGGTAATACCATAGCATCAAATCCTACATACATTGATTCTCTATCTTCACTATCATTATAGTCTAATGTAATACGATCATCACTTATATTTAAATCAAGTTTTGTTTGAGTGCGTATTACTAATTCATAATTTGCTTTAGAATATTTAAGCATATTAATTATTGTATTAGTTCCATTTCTATCTTGTGCAGCACGTTTGCCAACAATATGCAATATACGATTATGTGTTTTTGACTTATTTATATTTTTTGCATTACTAAAAATATTTACATCAGTTGGCGGGGGTAGATGAAACACTTTTGTTTTTGTTCCAAATTTATAATGTATATCTTCTATATTCCATAAACTTGGAGATAACAAAACATCTGGTAGTGCCATGTTTTTTTTAGAAAGATTTCCAAACAATTCATAATTGTACTGAAGTATTGTTTTAATACTTTTGTCTCTAGCCTTAAGTATTAGTTCATCGTTATTATAAAATGTTTCACAACTTAAAACAACATCTAAATCTTTTAAAAATCTGTCAATGTCTTTACTGTCTGGAATACCAAAAACATTTACAACCTCATATCCGCTATACC